CCTTGAGGGCGTCTAATTAGTTGCAGCTTTTTGGTTACAGGGTTGAATGTGTAGTTGATGTAGCCACCAAACATACGTGCGCTAAGTTCCACATACTGCTGGTAAAAATCGTAGGTAGCTAGGCCGCCGGCCACATTAAAGTTGAGCAGGTAAACATTGAGAGTAGCTGCACTAAACGGATCAAAACTGGAACTGAACGGTCCTGTGGCATTGCCAATAGTTCTGCGGAAAATCTGTCTTACCTGCATGATTTCCTGAGGCATTGTGTAGACTTCTTGGTCGCGTATCAGTTCCATGAAGATGTAGGCTTCTTCATAGCCGTTTTGAGCTCGCTGACGATATGTACCTATGGTTCTTTGATAGGCTGCCTCATAGTGCTCTGGGTCTAGCTCTATGTCCACAATGCCGTCACCCAATTGCAGTCGCACATATTCAATGAGATCTTGCTTGAGTACGTCTAAGTTGATAGTGTTTTCTGGATAATCGGCCATAAAAAAGTTCCTCAGCAATATTTAGCTGAGGAACCGGCTGCAACTAGGCAGTTTACTTGCTTTTGAGCAGCACTAAATTTTCACTACCGCGTCCGTTAAACTTTACTTCCGTAGCCTTAATATCCTTAAACATCTTTCTAGCCTGTGGCACACTGCTGGTCATAATATCTTTCAGCTGCTCAGCCGGGCGTCTCAACGTTTTCATAACACTTTCTGTGCTGCTGTAGCCAATTAGGCTGTTGTTCTTGACTGTGAAAGCACCCACATGCGGATCGGCTACCAAGTGCACCAGTTTGCGTTTCTTGGTGTCATAGAGCCAGGCTTCGCTTTTGTCCACCAGCTGACTGGCTGGCAAGCTTTTGAGTTTGAGTTCAGGAAACTCGGACAACAGTTTGAACTTGGCTGCACGTTTTTCTGCACTGACTGGTTTGACCTTGCGGGGTTTACGCTCGACCTTTTTGATTTGCACATAGCTGCCACAATCGGTGCCACAATCGGCCACAACCTGTTCGCAGAATTTGATAAGATTTTTCAGTTGCTTCTTGCCAAACTGGCTGTATCCTTCAACTAACTGAGCATCACGACCGTGTAAGGCCTGTTCTAGTTCATCTTGGTGCCGCTTCCATTGTTGTACTATTTCGGCAGTCAACTGCGGCGCAACATTTTTGCCACGCAGTACCGCAATGGGTTTGAAATCTGCGGACATTTTACCACCGGCTTCGATCATGGTGTCGTACATGGCATCGATATCAGCAGCAGCCTCTATCATTTTTTCACGCAGTCGATCTTGTATATTGGGTTTGGCTGCTTCGGGCTCAACTTCGGTTGGTTTGTGCTTGGATTCCACAATCGATTCGATCTGTGATTGTATGTAAAAATTCAGTTTGGCCAGTTCCTGTTCTTTCAACTCTAGTCCACGTAGGTTCATTCGGCTGAGCCAACCGTAGGTCTGGGTCACATCACTTTCAGGTACACGAGCAAACTTTTTCGCATCGTTCATGCGGTCGTGCCTGGACAGCCAATCGATGATCATTTCTTTGGCTTCTTTTTTACTGTAATGATAGTGGTACCAGTAGAGAGCTTTGGTCAGCGCACTGCTACGGTCCTCAATGGGCTGTATGCGCCAATCGGGTTCCAGCCCGGTATATTTGGTGTCAGCGCCTTTGGGATTCAGCGGCTTGATAGGTTTGGTTGCAGTTTTAGCAAGCATGATTGCTCCGGTAAGGTTGATTGTGTATTATACGTTTTTTGCTATTTTTGGTCAACTAGTACTTTTGCTGTAATTTTGCTAACAAAACGTGGTGTTCTAAGTTGGTACAAGATTGTTCAAATTCAGTCATCAGCTGACGATACTTCACAGTTTCTTTGCGCATGCGTCTACATTCCACTGTTTCCATACTGATTTCTTTGGCCAGTTGCTCGCAGTGTGCCATCATCTTGAGACAATCTTTACGGTGAACGGTGTGTCTGGGCAGTTGATAGATACTGCGCTCGATGCGGTCCAATCGTTCAAAGTGTTCCATAATCTATAATAGCATCCATTTAATTAGCTGTCAATCTACAGCTAAATATGGATTATGCCAAGATTAAGCCTTTACCGTCCAGATCGCACCAACGATTATCGTTTCTTAGACCGTAGAATTTCGGAAATGTACACAGTTGGCGGCTTAGATATCTTTGTACACAAGTATTTGGGTACACAGACTGGTGGACAAGACTCGGCACTCAGCGGCAACGGCGATGCTACACAGCCGGTCTATGACAGTTTGAATCCTTTGTTTATTGAAGACTTGCTGTTGTTAGAAAACCGCGATCGAGTGTACTCAGACGATGTGTATGTCATGCGTGGTGTGTATCAGGTGCAGGACATTGACTTTGATCTTACACAGTTCGGACTGTTCTTGAACGGCGATACACTGTTTATCACGTTTCATTACAACGACATGATTGACACTTTGGGGCGCAAACTCATGGCCGGCGATGTGCTAGAAATCCCCAACCTCAAAGACTACCATCCCTTAGATCCTACTATACCGCTGCCACTGCCAAGATACTATGTGATTCAAGATGCAAAATTTGCGGCCGAAGGATTCACGCAGACTTGGCAACCGCACACTTGGCGTGTCAAAGCCACGCCAATGGTCAACAGTCAAGAATTCAACAGCATCCTGGACAAGCCTGTACAAAACGCCACCATCTGGGACAATGGTAATTTTTATCCTGCAGGCAGTTGGGTGCTTTATGGCAACACCTATTACTATGCCGTACGTGACGTACAACCAGGAGTAGACATCACCGATCCTTTTTACTGGGAGCAACGCACACCAGAAACCATTGGCGACAATGTCAGCACACGTAAGAAAGACACAGAAATCAATGATGCTATCCTTACCCAAGCTGATGTTGAAGTACCATTAAGCGGCTACGATACAACCAAGTTTTACATTGTGCCAACAAAGAATGGCATACCAGTTACACCAACAGGTATCAATATCAGCAATCCGGGAGTTAACGCTAGCAGCACAGTGGCCAATGACAGCAGCGACAATGGTACACCAGTTGCAGATGGTTATACCATGGGCTATCTAACCGGCGACGGCATTGCTCCCAATGGCTTACCAGTGACTCCGGGTGTAACTTTCCCGTTGAGACCTAGAGAAGGCGACTATGCACTGCGATTGGATTTCTTTCCAAATAGACTGTTTAGATATGATGGCCGTCGCTGGATCAAAATTGAAGACAACGTGAGAACAGACCTAAATAACGGGCCAGCTAATAAAACACTACGTAGTAGCTTTGTCAATAACACCGAAGAAGTACAAACCACAGATCGCGGTGCTATACCAAGTAGACAAAGTCTCAGTGAAATTCTAAAGCCCAGAGCCGATAACGGTGGATAATAATGCAGCAGTTTTTTTATCTTGACGCATAAGTATAAGATGCATATTTACAAGATTACCAATATTGCGAATAGCAAAGTCTACATAGGCCAAACAGTTCAAAAAAATCCTAAAATGCGTTGGTACGCACATTTGGCTGATGCTCGCCGTGGGAAAAAAAGTTATTTGCTTGACAGCATTAGAAAGTACGGCCAAGAATCTTTTGTCTGGGAAGTAATTGATCATGCACAATCTATTGATGAACTAAACACTAAAGAAGGTTATTGGTTGAATCATTTTAGAAGTCAAGGCATCGTTGTGTACAACAACAGAGAAGCAGGCGGCAATAAAACACACAGTGCTGCAAGCATTGAGCGTATGCGAGCTTCACAAAAATTACGCCACGATACGACCAGCGTTGGCGGATGGAAACGACGAGATGGTGGTGCTATGAAGGGCAAATCTCACCCAAAAAAGGGCCAAAGTAGTAAAAAGTGGACAGACGAAATGCGAGCTGCACATTCTATCCGGTGCAAAGAACGAGAAGCTCGTAAAAAATTGCTCGTCCAAGGAGAATAAAAATTCAAAGTTATTTTTACGACGAGCAAATAAGAAGATTCCTATTGCAGTTTACTAGGATCTTCAGCAACTTTCAAGTCGAATATGGCCGCGATCCTGACACGGGTCTACCTACTCTACTTAGAGTGCCAGTGAGGTACGGCGATGCCAGTCGTCAAGCACAGACGATTATACAGCAGAACTCAGCCAGCAGTTTGCCTAGCACGCCGTTAATGACATTTTATATCACGGGCTTTAATTATGCTCGAGACCGCCTACAAGAACCGTATCACGTGAACAAGATAGCAGTGAGACAGCGCACCTATGACACTGCCACTGAGACCTATGAAACCACACAAGGCAATGCCTTTACTATTGAACGTTTGATGCCAGTGCCGTACAACCTTGAAATTGGGTTGGATATCTGGACTAGCAATACCAATCAAAAAATGCAGTTACTAGAACAGATTGTAACACTGTTTAATCCAGCACTAGAAATTCAAAGCACCGACAACTACATTGACTGGACCAGCCTTAGCGTGGTAGAACTAGAAAGTGTTAACTGGTCAAGTAGAACTATACCGCAGGGCACCGAAGATGCTATTGACATTGCCAGTCTGAAGTTCACTCTTCCTATCTGGATTAGCCCACCGGCCAAGGTCAAGCTGTTAGGTACACGTCAGCGTATTACTCCATATGCTTATCAAACTCTGCTAATTGGTAATCAGCTACAGGTATTGAAATACAGTCAGCCCATTGATGAGTCTAATTTTAGTTTACTAATACCGCAGAATCCACCTAGTAACGTTATGTGGCGTGCTGTGGTTGGCTTGTACGGTACACTGCGTGAAGGCATCAGTCAAATCAGACTGGAAACAGAAGACGGTACAGAAATTGTAGGTACAGTCAGCTACCATCCCAGCGATGACAGATTCATTCTATTTGATGTAGACATAGACACTATTCCTGAAAACACACAAGCGCCTTTGACCGCAATAATTGATCCGGGAAGATCCGGTCCGGGAGCAGGCTTACCCGCTGCCGCCAAAGGGCAGCGTTATCTGCTTACAGAAGATCTTGGCAGTGTTGATAATACTGCTTTAACTGCGCCTTCTGCGTGGTTCAGCAATGTTCCTATCGTGGCCAAGGCCAACGACATTATTGAATTTGACGGCGGAAGTTGGCATATATCTTTTAATGGTCAAATTGAACGTGACATTCAATATGTAACCAATTCTAACACAAATATACAGTATCGTTGGACCGGAAATGAGTGGGTAAAATCATACGAAGGACTGTACGTGGGAGGCCGATGGAGTCTGGTATTGTAAATGCAGTAGGCGTGATGTTTTACTGCTTGGAAACAGATCGCTATCTTTATCTGTTAAGAAACGATCCTAAAAATCCCAACAGCTGGGGTCTACCCGGTGGTAAGGTCAGCGGCAAAGAAACCCTGATCAAAGCCATGCAGCGTGAATGCCACGAAGAACTGGGTGTTTGGCCTCGACACAAAAAGCTAGTGCCAATAGAAATGTTCACCAGTCCTGACAGCAAGTTTCAATATCATACTTTCCTGTCAGTGCTTGATCGCGAGTTTACTCCCAGACTCAACGACGAACACCTTGGCTATGCCTGGGTCAGTGCCGGTACTATACCTAGACCTTTGCATCCTGGGCTTTGGCAAACCATCAACATTGACGTAGTACGTGAAAAAATCAATCTAGTGCTAGACAAAATCACCCAAAACCTTAATTAAGGGAGCCGGATAGCACCCGATTTAGGGCGGTCCACATAAATATTGTTGAACAACTTTATAAAAGGATTGTACCATGGCCCTGATATCACCCGGCGTAGAAGTCACTATTATCGATGAGAGTAACTATATTCCTTCGGCAACCAATAGTGTTCCCTACATTCTGCTTGCCACCGCAGCTAACAAAATTAACGGCACTGGCACTGGCATCGCTCCAGGCACATTGGCTGCTAATGCGAATAACATTTATCTAATCACCAGTCAGCGTGATCTGGTTGCTACATTTGGCAATCCGTTCTTCTATAAGACTTCGGCTGGTACACCAATCAACGGTTACGAACTAAACGAATACGGCCTGCTAGCTGCCTACTCGACCTTGGGCATAAGCAATCGTGCATATATTCAACGTGCAGACATTGACCTGTCAGAATTGACTGCCAGCCTGGTACGCCCAACTGGTGCTCCACCTAACGGCACGTTCTGGCTCA